GTGGCAACCAAAGTTGTTTCAGAAATCACCTGTGTTACATACCCAAATTCATTAGTAGTTAAATTACTTACAATATCTCCCACTTTTACACCTGAACTAATAAACGTTGCTCCTGTTTCTGAAACAGTAGTAGAAGCTGTTGGGCCAGCCTGGTCTATTGTTCCGCTCGTAATAAAGTTAGGGTAGTAGTTTAATTTATTTATTAAGCAATAATCTGAAGGTAAGTTAAATAAATTTAAAGCAGAGTGGCTTAAAGATTCTATCTCTGAAAAGCTATCTATAACTTCTTCATATCCTTTGGTTATGTCCGCTAAACCCGTGCCTGATTGTCTTTTATTCTCTTGATTAATTTGATAGTTGTATTGATAAAAATAATCCTCAAATACATCTAACTGAGCTTGCTTAGCATACAAGTTAAAATCATTAGGCGTAATGTAGCCATAGTTATTTTTATTCAACAATGACAGTACGGTTTCACGCACTGAATTTATCATACTCATCTGTAAATATCTTTTGTACAAAGATAAGCAAAAAAAAAGAGGCCCCGTTTCCGTGACCTCCTTTTGGAGAATTGACTATGAGCAATCAATTATGTTTAATAAAAAAATCGAATGTTCAAATATATAACTTATTTTTCATTTTCCAATTTTTTTTCTAAAAACTTTAATACTTCTATGCCATCATCAGATTGAAGGTATGAAGCTATAACGTATAGCGGGTCTTCACCGAAAGGTAAAGTCAACATACGTTTTTTGTTTGAAGACGTGTTAAAGTATACGTCTTTTTTAGAGTTCTTATAAACTAAAATCTTTTTATTAAACAATTGAGTGATGGTAGCTTGAAGCTTCATCATCGGGTCGTTAATAGCTGATAAAAAATCCTGTGAATGATTTTCTGCAAACACAAGCAAATCTCTACGCAATTCTGAGGATGTTATCTTAGATGGGTCTATGCCAAATAAAACGCTGGATATATTTTCCACTTGCTCTATAGTTAGACTTCGAGCTTCAATCAAAGCGTCTACACGTGAGTTTAATTTATCCACATCTTGTTGCGCATCAGCCTCTTGATTAACCTCTATAAAACGTTTTCCGTTCATAGGGTGATAATGTAAAAACTCCTGAAGCACGGGGTTAGTTTTAGGTACGCTTAAAAATCCATCTTCAAAAATGATAGGTTCAACGATAGCGTTACCGTCTTGTTCATCTTCAAAAGGAGAAGCTTGATTTCGTGCATATCGTAGCGGCCTGTTTGTTCCCGTCTCCTCGTCAAAGTATAATAGAGGGTTTCTACGATTATGTCTTGTTGGCAGCATAAAAGATAATGGTGCTGCGTTTCTGGTTAGTTTGTAGGCTTTATCTACAAGTTGCTTTCTTTTTTTCATTTGAATATAATTTAATTAAAATAATAAAAAAGGGAGTGTCTTTAAGGACACCCCCTTTGGGTAATATACTAATCTGTAAACAAGAAGAAGTTGTTTGCACCCATTGTACAAACACATCTTTCTGATAGGAAGTTAACTTCCATCGCATCTAAATCCGATGTAGCAGCTCCACCAGCAGAACCAGTAATCCACGTTTTATAACGTCTGTCTTCAGTTTCTGAAGCACGGTAACGCACGTGAAGGAATGGTCTCTTAGCGTTTTTGCCAAGGATTTGGTCATACACTGTAGTTGAACCAGCTGGAACTAATAGTCCGTTTACACGTCCTGAAGTTGCTCCGCCCGCTAAACCACCTCGCATGGTTGGGTCATTTAGATATTTCCAATCTGACTTATAGAAATCATATCCTCTACGGAATCCTGTGAACCCAAGGTTCAATGCCATTTCTTCGTCATTGTCAAACAATCCGTAAGAAGTACCACCTGGGTTTCCGTATGAGTTTTGAGCAGCTAACATATCGTCAATGTCAAAGCCAAAGTCTCTGTTCAAGAAAATTACATTTTCTTCAATAGCACCCTGCTTATCTAAACGAGAAATAATAGAGTCAAAATCACCAAGAACTGTTGGGTTTCCGCCAGCATAAAGGTTACCTCTTGTGCTAACCGCATGGAATATACCTTCAGAACCTTTGTCTCCTACTTGGTCAGATAGAACCTGAGCTTTAACTCCTGAACCAGCTTGTGCAGGAACAGCTTCAATCATTGCAGTCTCAAGATAGTCGTCAAAACGAAGTCTTGTTTCGTGCTCTGATTTTAGATACCATAGATATCCACTTGCTCCATTTTCTGTAGTTACTTCAATCCATCCGATTTGAGCCATATCTGAACCAGATACTGCATACTTATCTTTAAGAATGATTGGAGAGTTGTCAAAGATTTCATCTTCTGCCTCTAAAGAACCTTGCATTCCGCTTGTTCCTTTTTTAAATTCAGAACCATAAATGAAGATTGTTGCGTCACTACTTCCTAATCCTGAACCGCCTGTATAACCTTGTGCATCATAGAACGCTACAGTTACTTGTGCGTTAGCTAAATCAACAGCTACTACAAGTCCTTTGAACTCGCCTGAACCATCGTTATTAGCAACAACAACTGTTTGACCTACACGAATAGCAATTTGCCCTGCAGTAAGTCCTGTTGCGGCTCTATCTGGAACTAAAGCATCGTTGATTTGGAAAACTACTTCTCCGCCTGCAACTACTGCGCCTGCTCCTACTTTGATATACTTAGTGTGTAATCTACCTTGCTCTGCCCATTTTATAAGGTCTGAGTTAGAAGGTAGTTCTGCTCCTACTAACCGAAGGAAAGAGGAGATTGTTCGATTACCGTAACGCTCAAACTCTTTTTCATAAGTATCGGGAAGATACTGATTCAAAAAGTTGAAATCGGTAATATAGTTTGTAGCTAAAGCCACCTGTTGTGGGGCTGGCTGTAGCTGAAATCCTGGGGTTGGTTGTACTGTTCCCGCCATAATAATTTGTTTTTTTTAAATTGTTTAACTTTTTCTTTTAATACTCTTAATTTTTAGCCCTTTCCCTGAGGAAGAACTGATTGAGCGATACTGCGTTTTACCTTTTGTTGTAACCTCTGGAGCGTTTCTCGTAGTCATGTTTATGTTTTTCATCTTACGATTTACGTCTTCAGTCGCATCAGATTTACCTTGTTCGTAAAAGAACTTAGCAAACCTATCTGGGTTAAGCGCAGCAGCTAAAGCTTTATGGTAACCGGCAGCGTCTTTAATTAATCCTTGGTCATCTAAATACTTGCCAATGAATTTCATTGGTGTATCTTGAGCCTTTTTAATTTCATCCACTGAGCCACCAGGGTTGTAAAGAACTTTAGTGTCGCCAATAGTAAAGTTAAAACCTTTAAACTCACTATTTAGGACTTTGTCCGTCTCTTGGTTAAACCAAGAAACCTTTCGGGCTTGTTCTTGCTCGAAAGTTTTAGCTTGCTCCACATATTGCTTATAGCTTTTATATTCTTCACTGTCTTCGGAAAAAGCACCCGTACTTGACTCAAGAGGTTGCTTATACATTTCCTTCTGTTCATTGAAAAACTTTTTAGCTTTTACAATTGCTTTTTTTCTTGCCAGTTTTACTTTTCTTACTTGAACTTCATCATCCAAAGTTTCATCAAAAGAATAGTCGTCCATCAACAACTCTGCGTCTTCTTTGTCTAAACCTTCTTCTGTAGCCAAGATATACTCGGTTAGCAACTGGTCTTCAGGCATGTCATCAAAGTTTCTGTTTAACTTAACATAGTCTTCAATTCCTCTGCCTGTTTTCTTTTTATACTCAAAATAAGCCGAAACGTCTTCTGGTAATTCTTCAGATTCTTTTCTTTCTTCAAGTAAATCTGAAACAGAATTTATCTGCTTATTGTATCTATTCTTAATAAATGAAAGAACTTCTTCCTCGTTTAACTCCGAGGGTTGAGTTGATTCTTTTTCTGTAGTGTCTTCAGGCTCTACAGTTTCTATTTCTTTTTCGGGCTCAGTGGTATTACTCATATCCACTTTCTCGATATCAGGAGTTTCGTTTACTTCTACGACATCTTCCTGGTGTTGTTGCTCTGCTTTTTCAAGCAATTGCTCTTCTACTTGCACCGCAGATTTTTCTTCTACAGCTCCAACTTCTTTTACTTTAAGTTCCATTAAATTAAATTTTAGTACAAAGATAGTACATTAAACAATATAAAATATTCAATTACCTTGGCTCAAACTCAGCTAAATCAAAACCATCTAAGCTGTCCTCGTTAGACTCAAATCTTTGCGGAGGTAAATTATTTTTTCTTTGATTTATTAGTCTGGATTGTTCTGTATTTTGCTGACTAATTCTTTTAGCTTTAGCACCTTCTCTTTGAAGCTCTCTATCAGACAACGCTCTTTCAGATATATCTCTTAATTGCTGGCTATATTGAAACTCTTGCTCCATAAGCTGACTTTTTAATTGAGCTTCAGTCTTCATTTTTTCAATTTCAAAAGCTATTTCTGCTTGTTTAATTTGCATTTTTGCATTCATCTCTGACTGAGATTTTTGCATAGCAGCTTGAGATGCCATTTGTTGAGACTTCATTTGCATGGCAGCTTGGGTTTGTTGCTTGACCATTTCAGCCTTTTCGTCTCTTTCTTGCTTTTGTTTTCTTTTTACTTTAAGTAATTGGTTGGCAAGCTTTAGGTTTTTAACCTCACGTATATCAATAGCGTCTTCAAGGTTTATGTCTTGTTTGGACAATGCCATTTGAATATTAGCTTCTAATTGAGCTTTCTGTTCCTCGTCAGGAGCTACATCTATAAATATACCAAAGTCGTATATATACAAATCAGATATATCATTAAGTATACTAACATTATACTTTCCTATTTTGTTTACAAAATCATCTTTAAAATCAGCATACTCTAAAATGTCTGCTACCCTATAAGTTAAAGCTTCAGCTAAGCTACGATACATAAACAAACTGCCATCTAATATATGGCGTGTAGCGGTATTCGAATTTAATGCAGCTAACTTTTGTAATCCAACTAAAGAATTGGGGTCTGGTGTAGAGCCATCCCTGGCCTCATTTAAGCCTGTTACAGCCCGTATCATGTCTAAATAATGGTTGTAATTAGCTATAAGCATTTGAGTCTTGCTAAGACCACTATTTGATGTAAGCTGTTGTATAGGAACTCTGGCTTGATTAAAGTCCCCGTCTTGAGTGTAACTTCTCCCGACCACACTACCTGTTTGGAAATACATTTTTAACGCATCCTCTGGATTGTATGCTTGACCAGTTCCTAAGTCAACTTCATTTAAACCATCTGCATCTATAAAAACTCCATCAGGAACTACACGAGCTATAACTTGTTGTAGTTTTAAGTGTGTTATTTGAATTAAATCTGCAAATGGTAT